CCTGGACCTCGCCCTCGGCAGCCGGCTCGGTCGAGGCATCGCACCAGCGCGTTCTGGAGCGATCCTGCGCGATTTCCGCGGTCGGCCTGGTGTCCGCGTTCGTCCAGCGGGAACTGCTGCGCAGCGCGACTCTAAGCGCGTCGGCCGAGATTGCCTCGATCGGCGATGTGGACGCGATACTGGAGCGTTCCGCATCGTTCGAAGCCGTCGCGCTGATCGCGTCCAGGGGCCAGCTTGCCGCCGACCGCTGGAACGATCACGTTGATGCCCAGTGGCCCGACGACCTGGGCTCGGCCTGGACCGTCGAGGTCGACGACGAGTGGCTCGAGGCCGTCGGCTCTGGAAACAGTTGGTCCAACGACTCAGACAGCGAGTGGTGATCCATGCCCGATCCGTTTATCAGCCGTGAAGATCTCTCCGACTATCTCGGGCGCGACGTGACGGCCGACGACGGCGCGCTGATCGCCGTGGACTCGGCCTGCGAGATCGTCCGCACGATCACCGAGCAGGACTTCAACCCGGCGACTGAGACGGTCAATCTGGACGGCTCGGGGACCGACACCATCCTGCTGCCCCAGCGCCCGGTTCGGGGTGCCGGGACCGTGGTCGTCAACGGCGGGACGCTGGAGTCCGACGACTACGGCTTCACCGAGAGCGGCCAGCTGATCCGGACGGACGGCACCGCGGTCTGGTCCACCTGGGCGCGGTACAGCCAATCGGCCGCCTACTGGCCCCGGGGTCGGCAGAACGTCAGCGTCACCTACGAGCACGGCTACCTGGCCGGGACCGCGACCGACGTGCCGTCCGACGTGCGCAAGGTCGCGCTGAACCTGGCCTACCGCGGGATCACCCAGGGCAACCTGAGTGCGGAGTCGCTCGGTCAGGTGTCGAAGACCTACGCGGTCGGTCCCGACGACCTGACGGAGACCGAGAAGCTCGTTCTGACCAAGCACCGGCGATGACCTACATCTCGACCCGCGGAGCGATCACCGAGGCTCTGACCGAGACGGCCAACATCCTGGCGGGGTCCGTCATCGACAACCTGGGCGGGGGCGGGACCGTCGTCATGGGTACGTCCGAGGACATCCGCTGCAGGATCGACTCGATGGGCGGGGACGAGGGCGAGATCGCCGAACGGCTGTCCGACCGCTCGACCCACCTGGTCACCCTGCCGCCCGGAACGGAGATCGTCGTCGCGGACGACCTCTCGATCGACGGGCGCGGCATCTACGAGGTGACCGCGGTCAGGGAGTACACGGGCGAGCACGCGCGCTTCATCGAGGTCGTCGCCCAGTAACACGTCTGGAAGCCGGATGGACGATGGAAGTGCGGTGATAAGCGGGTCCGGCCGCGCCGAGAAGGGGCAAGCTCGGTCTGAATCAACGTGGGGGGGAGGTCGTGTTCGTCTCGTGGTCGCGCTTCCCTCCCGCGACTTGAAAGCCACGAGCGAAAAACCACGAGAAAGGATCCGATGCGAATCCTCTGGCACAGCAACGCCCCCTGGGTGCCGACCGGCTACGGCAACCAGGTCGGCCTCTTTGCCCACGGCCTGGCCGAGCGGCACGAGCTGGCGGTGTCGGCCTTCTACGGCCTGGAGGGAGCGCGGCTCAACTGGAACGGCATCCAGGTCTTCCCCGGCCTCGGCGGCGAGTACGGGAACGTGTGCCTCGAGAAGCACGCGGAGAGCTGGTTTCGGGGCGACGTCAGGGGCGGCCTGGTCCTGACCCTGATCGACGTGTGGGTGCTCAACCCGCAGATGGCGCAGACCATGAACTTCTCCTGCTGGGTGCCGGTGGACCACGAGCCGGTCCCGCCCGACGTTCGCAACTTCTTCACCCTGTCCGGGGCCATCCCGATCTGCATGACCGAGTACGGTCGGTCGGAGCTGGAGCAGTTCGACCCGCTGTACGTCCCCCACGGCGTCGACCTCGACACGTTCACGCCGCGCAACGACAGGGACCAGGTGCGCGAGCGCGTGGGGCTGAACAAAGACGATTTCGTGGTGGGGATCGTGGCCGCGAACAAGGGGCGGCCCTCACGCAAGTCCTTCCAGCAGTCGCTGGAGGCGTTCGGCATCTTCCGCCAGGCGCACGAGAATGCGGTCCTGTACCTGCACACGGTCATGTCCTCGCAGCACACCGACGGGGTCGAGCTGACGGCCCTGATCGAGGCGCTCGGGATCGGCGACTCGGTGCGGATCGCGGACCAGTACCGGATGATCCTCAACCCGCAGCCGCCCGAGGCGATGAGCCAGGTCTACTCGACCTTCGACGTGCTGCTCAACCCGTCGACCGGCGAGGGGTTTGGAGTCCCGATCGTCGAGGCGCAGGCCTGCGGGGTCCCGGTGATCACCACCGACCACTCGGCCATGAAGGAGGTCACCGGGGCGGGCTGGAAGGTGGGCGGCACCCCGTACTGGACGGGCCAGCGCTCGTACCAGAAGACGCCGTTCGTCCCCGACATCGTCGACGCTCTCGAGGAGTGCTACTCCCTGCCGACGATGAAGCGCAAGGCGCTCTCGACCAGCGCGCGGCAGTTCGCCGGTCGCTACGGGCGCGACACGGTCCTGCGCAACCACTTCCTCCCGGCACTGGCCGAGATCGAGGAGCGGATCGGCGAGCAGCCGACAATCAAGATGGCGGCATGAAGCAATGAGGCTTGAGGTCGGCTTGGAGAGCTTCGAGGTCGAAGACGACCCGATCTTCGAGCAGCTGGTTCCCGAGATCCTCGGCGCGTACGAGTTCGACTCGATCCCGTTCAAGGCGGGCGACGTCGCCCTCGACATCGGCGCCCACCAGGGGATCGTCTCGATGTACCTCGCGCGGCACTACGACGTGATCGTCCACGCCTACGAGCCGGTGCCCGAGAACTTCGCCAAGCTGAAGCGGAACCTCACCCGGAACAAGATCGCGACGGTCTTCCCGCACAAGCTCGCGGTCAGTGCCGACGCTCGCTACCTGGAGATGGTTCGCGGCGGGCACTCGGCCGAGGCATCGGCGTGGTTCACCCCGAACAGCCAGGAGCGCTTCCGCGCTCGCTCGACCACGCTGCGGCAGATCTTCGAACACAACGACCTCGACCGGGTGAAGCTGCTCAAGCTCGACTGCGAGGGAGCCGAACACGAGATTCTCGCCAACATCGGCGAGCTCATCGACCGGATCGACTACGTCCGCGGCGAGATCCACATGATCGCCCCGCTCCGCGCCCGCGGCTACACCGTCGAGGGGACCAGTTCGATCATCCCCGCCGAGCGGGCCGAGTGGCAGGTGGTCGAGGGCGCATGAAGCTGACCTGTCGCTTGCTCGGTCACAAGTGGATCATGATCGGTCTGAGCCCTTCTCATCGCTGCGAACGTTGCGAGATCATACGCTGGGGCTTCGGCCTAGCGCGGGATGGCGCCTATACCTACGGACCTCCCGACAGGCGCGTGAAGTGATGACCATCGACGCGATCATCCCGACGATCCCGGGCCGCGAGGACTCGCTGGAGCGGCTGATCCACTCGCTTCGCCTCCGCACCTACTCGGAACTGAACCCGATCGTGATCGACGATTCGGAGTCCTGCGGCTGGGGCTGGGCCAAGGGCCTGGAACGGGTCGAGGGCGACTACGTCCTGTACGCCTGCGACGATCAGCAGTTTGTCGGCGACGGGTGGGACCAGGCGGCGCGGGTTGCGGCCGACCAGGACTTGATCGCCTGCCCGCGGGTCTGGCTGCCGGACGGCCGGGTCGAATCGCAGGGCGGCGACATGAAGGCGTTCGCGCACATCATCGGCCGCCCGCAGAAGGACTGGACCCCGGTCGACTACACGACGGTCCCGTTTCTCTCCGCATCGGCGGCCAGGGCGATCGGGATGCTGGCCGACTGCCACTACGCGACCGACGTCTGGGTGTCCTACCGCGGTCGCCAGCTCGGGTACGAGACGGCCCTGCGTCACGGCTTCGACGTGGTCCACCACCGCGAGATGCACGGCCGCGGCGCCGGCATGAGCCAATCCGACCGCGACGGCATGGACGTCGCCACCATGGAAAGGGAGCTAGCGAAGTGCGAATCCTCGTTACAGGAAGCCTAGGGACGCTCGGACGACCGCTGGTCCGCGAGCTGCGAGAGCGCGACCACGAGGTCTACGGCGTCGACCTCCGCCACGACGGCGACCCGTACCACTGGCGCGCCGACGTGGCCGAGTACCAGCAGCTCTGGGAGGCGTTCGCGCGCGTCGCACCCGACGTCGTGTACCACCTGGCGGCCGAGTTCGGACGGCTCAACGGCGAGAAGTACACGCCCCAGCTGTGGCGCACGGCCATGGTCGGCACCCGCAACGTCCTCGACCTCTGCCGCGACCACGAGGCGCAGCTCCTGTTCGCATCGTCGTCCGAGGTCTACGGCGACCTGGACAAAGACTGGCTCAGGGAGTCCGACACCAGTCGCCAGATCCTCCACCCGAACGAGTACGCCCTGTCGAAGTGGGCGAATGAGCGCCAGATCATGGCCTACCAGCAGCGTCACGGGACCGACGCGATCCGGCTCCGGTTCTTCAATGCCTATGGGCCCGGCGAGGAGTACCACGCCTACCGCTCGGTCGTCGCGCTGTTCTGCCACAGGGCGCTGATCGGCGACACGCTGCCTGTCTTCAAGGGTTACCGACGGACGTTCATGCACGTTGACGACTTCATCCCGACCCTGGCGAACGTCTGCACCGCGACGCTCTCGCACGACTGCTACAACATCGGTGGCCTCGACTTCCGCTCGGTCGAGGAGCTGGCGACGATCGTCGGCGACCACGTCGACGGCGTCGAGGTGGAGCTGATCCCCGAGGACGCGCACAACGTCCGCTCGAAGCGGCCGGACATCTCGCGCGCGATCGTCGATCTGAAGCACTCGCCAAGGATCCCGCTCGAGGAGGGCGTGCCGCACACGCTCGACTGGATGCGGGAGGCGCTGACGGCGCGGGTCTAGGGCGAGATGCCGAAGTACGAGGCGATCTATCCCGACTCGCCGCACCCGCTGATCGCGACGACGGCGGACCTGGCGCGCAGGGAGGCGCGGAACGCGGTCCAGATTCGCGAGGTCGCGGTGCCCCCCGAGACGGTCCTGTGGGTGGGCGCGTCGAAGATCAGCGACGAGGAGCAGAAGCCCTACCTCGACGCGGGCTTCACGGGGATGGCGTACTCGGTCGGGTTCCTGCCGGGGCTCCCCGGCCACGGCGCGGCCAACATCGCCGAGCGCAAGGCGCTGTACGAGTCGGGCCACGACCTCTCGCAGTCGCACCTGACCGTCTACCTCGACACGGCCGAGGCGGGGCCGCCGCTCGGCGACTGGTTCGACGACGCCCGCTACAGGGACAAGGTGATCCCGGCGTTCAAGCAGATTGCGGCCGAGGCCCGCGCGAACGGGTTCAAGGGGCTCGGGTTCGACAACGAGCTGTACTTCCAGGGCGACCAGCTGAAGACCGGCTGGCGCTGGAACTACAAGACCGGGCAGAGCGAGACTGCGGTCCGGGCGAAGGTGAAGCAGCGCGCCACCGAGATCGCTCGGGCGGTCGGCGATCTGCCGGTCATCATCTACCACCACACCTGGCCGGGGTCGCTGTCGGCGCGGCGGCAGAAGAACCCCGCCGCCGACGCGAGGACGTTCGTCTGGGGCGACTTCTTCGACGGGCTGGCCGCGGGCGGGCTGCAGTTCAGGCTGATCGACTCGCACGTCTACAAGGACTACGCCTGTCCAGACGATCCCGCGGGGAAGCTGCGTGAGGTCAACAACTGGAACGACGCGATGGCGAACCAGAAGGAGACGATCTGGCCCGCCCACCGCGATCGCTGGCGGCCGTTCCTGTGGCTGACCGCCGGTCGCCCCGGGGTCGAGTGGGAGCGGCAGCGACCCGACGAGTACCTGGCCGCCCAGATCTCGGCCGCGCGGGCGGCGGGGAGGGACGTGTACGTCTACGCCTACAACCTGGTCGGGGGCGCGGCCCAATACGCGGCGATGCCGCTCTGAGAGCCCAGCGAGATTATCCCCCCGGCACCATCAGGACCAGAACCAGATAAGCGGTGACCAACGCGATCACCAATACCGCGAGCTTCTCGTTCTTGGTCATCAGAAGCTGAAGTCGTGATGGTGATCGCGGACGCCGAGCGTGAGGCGCTGGCCGCTCTTCATCGACTCGCCCTTGCGGATCCACGCGCCGTTCCGACGGAGCGTGTAGTTCGAGATCGCGGCTTCGGGATTGGGTTGATACTCGTAGGTCTGCGCGTCGCTCATCCCGTTGTCGTCGACCCGGGTGGCGAGATCTTCCTGAACGGCGATCTGCCTGCCGCTCGTCGATACGCCGATGACGGTTGCGGCGCGACGGTCGGTCCACATCAGGATCGTCGCGCCCATCCCGACCTCCGGGATCGGTTGATCGGACTGGCCATAGATGCTGTTGATGAGGCTTCCGGTCTCCATGTCTTCCTCCTGGTAATTGGTTTCACCCGTATTTGATAACGCGATTATACATCCCTTCGGGACGTGTAGGGAAAGGAGCTGGGCATGTCGGTGGCGGTCAGGCGCGCCCTGTATGGCAAGATGGCGGGCGACGGGACCCTGATCAGCATGCTGGGCACCCCGCCCACGGGCTACAACCAGTCGATCTTCCACGACGTCGCCCCGTCCGGGTCCCGCTATCCCTACGTGGTCTTCAAGCAGCAGACCGGGACGCCGACCTACGCGCTGGGCGCGCGGGCCTTCGACAACGATCTGTGGCTGATCAAGGGGGTCGACGGCAACCAGGACTCCGATCCGGTCGACGCCATCGCCTCGCGCCTGGACGCGCTGCTCACGGACGGGACGATCTCAATCTCGGGTCGGACCCAGCTGTACCTTCGGCGCGAGAGCGACGTCCCCTTCTCGGAAGTCGTAAACGGAGTCCTGATCCGCCACCACGGGTCCCTGTTTCGCCTGATCTATCAGTAGGGGCGCCCTCGGCCTCCAGCATCCACGCCGGCAGCTCTAGCGCCCCGCGATCGAATAGCTGCATGCGCGAACAGATACCAAACTTGTCGGACGGAACCAACGCGCCCGGACCACGACGGGTCAGCGCAAACAACCCCCGCGCATCCCTCTGGGAGGCGGGACAGGAAAGGAGCCACTCGTGGCCAAGAATGTCCTAGGTCCGCGCTCGACCTTCACGGTCAACGGAACGGACCTGTCGCAGTACGTCACCAATGTCGACCTCAACGACGAGGCGGAAGAGGTCGAGGTGACCGGGTTCAGCCAGACGTATCGCGAGTACATCCCGGGCCTGAAGGACTCGTCCATCGCGGTGACGATCCTCCAGGACACCTCGGGCACGCTCTCGCCGGACCACGTGATCGGCAACGGCATGTACTACGCGAACGCGGCCGGCACGGTCAAGTTCAACCCCGACACGTCGGGCACCGTGGTGTACACGCAGATCTCGAAGGTGTACGCCTGGCCGCCCGCCTCCGGTGGGGTCGGCGACGCGAACTCGATCGACGTGACCTTCCGCAACTTCGGCACCGCCGGACTAACGCGGGGCACGGCGTAAGAGCGGAGGCCCGGATCCCCGGGTCACTCCACAACCACGAGGCGGTCACCCGCAAGGGGCCGCAATGAGAGGAGGCCATCCCCATGGGAAGGTCCACAGTCGATGCCTGGCTTGAGGGGCCGGGCGATCTCCGCGAGGCCGTAGTCGAGGACGTGCCGGTCGAGGGCCAGTCGGTCCTCGTCCAGGCGCTCGCCGCCGGCTACGTGAACGAGGCGCGATCCGAGGCGACCGAGCTGAAGCAGGTCGGGCGCGATCAGATCGTCACCGTGAACGCCGCGCGGATGGAAGTCCTCCAGTTCGCCCACGGCGTGATCGACCCGAAGTTCACGGTCGCGCAGGCCGAGACGATCAGCCAGAAGTACGGGCCGGCGTTCCGCAAGGTGGTCGACAAGATCGACGAGCTGTCCGACGTGGACAAGGAGGCGATCACCGAGGCCGAGGCGCGATTTCCGAGCGGCGGAGCGAGCCCGAATGGGTCAGGCGTGGACGTGGCAGGTGCCGAACCAGATCCCGGATCCGATCTACATGCACGAGCTGGCGCTCGAGCTGGGGAAGACGATCCAGGAGATGACCACGGGTGAACCCGGCATGTCCGCCCACGAGCTCATCGTTGAGTGGCCGGCGTTCAATCGCTACCGGCAACGGGTTCGCGCGCGAAAACAAGAAGCAGAGGAGCACCGCAGGCGTCGCGTTTGACGCCTGCGGTTTTTCGTTGTGAAGCGAAACAGGCTCCCCGAGATCATCGCGACGCTCGACGACGAGCTGGACGACATGGCCAACGACCTGGTCAAGGCGGTGGCGGACGAGGCGCGACTTCGGGTGCCGTTCGAGACGGGTGCGCTGCAACGCGCGATCCACGTTGAGCGCAACGGCGAGGGGTCGTACAGTGTCATCGCCGGGGACGATGATGCGTGGTACGGCCACATCGTCGAGTTCGGCTCGGTTCAGAGCGGCCCCGGCCAGCCGTTCCTCCTGCCCGCCCTTGAGCACCAGCGCCTGCGGGTTGGGGAGCTGGCGCGTCGCGCGCTGAAGGACCTCTAGATGGCGACCCAGGCGGCACTGCTCCAGATCCAGGTGGACGTGATCCGCGGCGGCAAGGCGCGGCGCGAGCTTCAGGCGATCGACAAGGATTTCAAGGGCGTCGATGCGACGTCGCGCAGGGCGGCAGGCGGGATCGACAAGTTCAGCTCCAGCGCGGGGCAGGTGAAGCGCCCCGTCGACGACGTCAACAGCAGGCTGCTGAACCTGAACCAGTCCTTCCTCGGCCTCAGCAACGCGATGAAGCTGGTCAAGTGGCCGGTGATCCTCTCGGCGGTAGGGCCGGCTGCTAAGGGGGTTTCCGCGCTGGCCGCCGGAACCACCTCGCTGGTCGGTGCACTGATCCCAGCCGCCGGCGCGGCGACCGGAGCAGCCGCCGCCTACGGAGCGATGGGGCAGGCGGCGGGCGTGATCGCGCTCTCGGGCGTCAAGGATCTGACCGGCGCCGTGGGCGGGCTGAACGAGAAGCTCGACAAGTCCAGCGAGGCGTATAAGGCGCTCTCACCGCAGGCGCAGAAGTTCGCCCAGGAGCTGGAGCTGGCGAAGGAGCCGCTTCGCGACCTGCAGCGCGGCTTCCAAACGCGGCTGTTCAAGGGCATGGACGTGGGGCTGGAGGGAGCGATGCAGGCGCTCGACGCCCTGCGGCCGGCGCTCAACGAGACGGCGTCGATCCTCGGCAAGGCCGCGGAGCGCGCGGGCAAGTTCGTCTCGCGCGACGCGTTCGGGGCGGACCTCACCAAGATTGCCGGGGGCAACAACAAGGTGCTGCGCCGGATGACCATGGTGGCGTTCAACCTGGCCGACGCCTTCCGCCACGTGATGGTCGAGGCCCAGCCGCTGATCGACTGGATGAGCGAGGCGATCGTCAACTTCAGCCGCTACATCAAGCAGTCGGCGAAGGCGGGACGGGAGACCGGCGACCTGGCCGAGTTCTTCGAGGAGACCAAGACGATCCTGAAGATCGTGGTCCCCGCGATCGGGGACTTCGCGAAGGGCCTGTGGAACGTCCTCCGGGTCGGCTCGGACCTGGGGACCAAGGTCTGGCGCGCGCTGGCGGGATCGGCCGAGGAGTTCCGCAAGTGGACCGAGAGCGCCAAGGGCCAGAACGCGATCAAGCAGTGGTTCGAGGACGCGAGGCGCCCGCTCTGGGAGATGGGGCGTCTGGTCCGGGACGTGGGCGAGGCGTTCTTCGACATCTCCAGCGGACGGGGATCGGGGCTGACCAAGATGATCCGGCAGATCCGCACCGAGCTGCTGCCGGTGTTCGTGGACGTGACCAAGAACGCCGAGGGCTTCGGCCCGATCTTCCTCGACTTCGTCACCGAGGCGTCCAAGGCGATGAAGCCGTTCCTCGGCCCGAGCGGCCCACTGACGCTGCTGGCCAAGGCCGCGACCACGATCCTGAGGGGGTTCAATGGCCTGCTGGAGGCGGTGCCCGAGCTGGGGACCGTGCTCGCGACTTTCCTGGGG